CGCCATGTAATCACTTCCTTGTTTTTCATACTATACACTACCTCGTAAAAAAATCAACACAAAGTAGGAAATTTGTCTATTGACACATTGATTTTTCGGGTTACTATCTCTGTGTCTTGGGTCAGTAAGGGTATATCAATACTTTATGGTTCTGGATCCCAGTCATCAAACTGACTACCAAAATCCCAATCATCACGCTTAGGAGGAGAAGGAGGACGCCGCTTAGGACGGGAAGGCTTCTCTTTCTTTTTGTTCTTGAACTCTTCAAACTTTTCCATGAAGGCATCAGTATCGAATTCAATACCGTTGTCCTCATCGATACCCATGATACCGTTTGCTAAAAAGTGAAAGAACATACCGGGGGACATGCGAAAGTTTACATCGATGTTTTCTGCATCTTCAATACGCTCTTGCATTTCCTCACTAGGCATTCCCTCCATACCATCCATTTCATCTAGTTCTTCTCGAACCATTCTTTCAATAAAGCCTTGTAGTTGCTCAGGATCGTTTTGAATCTCAGCAGCGATGTCTTGTGCAACATCCTCTTTCTCTAGAGCATAGTTGTATTTGCGGACAAGATCCGGGGTGGGGAGAGAAGAAACTAAAACAGAGTCCGATGGTAAGTCGATGCTAATATCATCAGTATTGTCAATCCAAGGCTTTATCATCTGAACAACTCTCATACCCATTTCGCCGGGGATAGGCAAGTTCTGAACCTGATAGGGTCGATGAAGAATAAAGGAGTCCTTGTTCTTTCCTCTGATTTCAGCGATAATGTCTAAGTTGTTTTTTAGTTTGAATAGTCGAATCATTTGAACTCCTAGATTCTTATCTTGATTGATCTGTAATCGAATCGCTCTGTATTGTAGAGTTTCATTCTCTCAAGGAAGTGTTTTAGTGTGTGGTTCTTCCATGTCTTCCAACTAAGATTATCTCCAATATCGTAGAGTCGTGCAAGATCTTTATGCTCCGATTTTCTTAGTTGCCTGCCGATACTTTGCAACACGCGGATGCGACTTTTTGATGGAGAAGCAAATATGATGTTGTGTAGTCTCCTGATAGAGATCCCAGTTGAGAACGTACCATATGATGCGACGATAATTGCATTTTCATTTTCCTCTGCAATCTTTCGGATGCTTTCTCTGTCGTGAACATCTGTTCCTCCATATACGAAGAACACTTGATGATCAGGACACATCTTCTCTATCAGTTTATTTAGGTGTTTACCATGTTTCTCTACTAACTGAAAAAGGATTAGTGTATTACCCTTTAGAGACTTTGCCATGTTTGCGATGAAGTTGTTTCTGTCTTCGTTTGTAACCAACCACTCCAGTTCGTCGAAATACTTCATCCTAGCATTTTGCTTTTTTACCTTATCATCATAGTCAAGAAGAATACAGTCAATACTAAGTTTAGACAGCAGTTCCATATCCATGAGATTCTTGGTATCGGTAACTTTATACACAGGACCGAACAAACCCTCGATCACTAACTTGTGCGTAAGGGTTCCATCTAATGTACCTGTGGTTCCTACTCTATACGGACAGTCTTTCAGTTTGGACATGATACGGGTCAGTGATTTTGATTTGAACAGGTGACACTCGTCACCGAAGACCGCACCGAAGTTATCGAAGTACTTCTCAGGCATCTTGTGAATACTCTGCCAAGTAGAGATGATTACTCTTGCGTCTGCGATCTTATCCTGACCTGCGAATACAACGTGACAGTCTGTTTCTGCCGAGAAGTTAGGATCGTGTGTAGAGTATTCTGCAAAGTCGGAATACATCTGCGTGACTAGAGAGGTGGTGGGTACAACGATCAGCACCTTTTTGTCTTTCGGAAGAACATCTAGACAGTGCCTAACCAAAGCGTAGATCATCAAAGATTTACCTGATGCAGTGGGAGATAGCAACAGGCATCTTTTGTTCTGCATTGCATGATGCACTCCCTCGACTTGGTGATCGTGTGCATTGATCTTCTGACCACCTGCAATTGGTTGTAGATGATCATCAATAAACTTGCGAACCTGCTCCACAGACATATCGTCTTTAGTGTCCAACACAGGATCTATTTCAATTGTATAGGATCTCTCTTCTGCGAAAGCCTTGACATATTGAACAAGACCTGCGTAGAGGGTTTCTGAAAACATGTTGTATAGTTTGATAGTACCGTCCCACATTTTATTTTTGTAGGCAGGCATAAACTGATACCCCGGCACTTTGAAAGTAAAAAACTCAGAAAGTTCTTTTGCAACATGCCGTTCGCAGGTAACGCGAACACTTGCAGTATCAATTGGATTTACAACCAGATCACTCATACAAGTATTTATGGGTGAAAATCTTTACCATCCACGCGGATGGTAATCTCTCCGATTTTACCCGACCAGAACAAACAGTTTACTCCTGCTTCTCTCATCATCTGGTGACCAATGCGGACGCTCTTGACCCATCTCTCAGGAACGATATCCATGTACTCTTTATGACCTATTACGTTCTTTATGCCTGTTTGAATGATCGCTCTTGCACAATCAGAACATGCGTAGAAGGGACAGTAGAGTGAAAGACCCTCGGGGGAGAACCCTGCACGAATTGCTTTATAGATGGTGTTTCGTTCCGCATGTTCCACAAAATGGTACTTGTCGTCCCCCCAACGCTCCTCTGAGACGTTTACACCCCTTGGAAATTCATTTGGACACCCAGAGACCATCCCCTGAAAGTGATCTACTAGAATCGCTCCATTTTGAGTTCTCGGGTCTGGAGACTTTTCTGCCATGTAATATGCGTGCTTGAGATACACTCTGTGCATGGGATCATTAGAGTCCATTTGTAAACTTTCTCCACTCAATAGCATTCTTGATGTCCCACTGTCGTGCAGTGATAGACTTCAATGTTGCCTGTAGGAAGTCAACCTTTTCCTCTTGAAACGCGATCCGATCATACTCGCGTGCGACCATCGTATCAGACTCGATGTATCTGTCGAGGTCTTGCTTCAATACCTTGAGTTGAAATGGTTCCCAGCCTAGACGTTCGAGTTTTTCCTCGCTCATCTTACCGCTGTAAAATTCCCACTTATCACGAACAAGTTCCTTGATTCGAGACTTCATCTGCTTTAGAATAAGTCTCTCGTCATGGTAGAGGTTTAGATACTTGTTGTGTAATTGAGGAGTCTTCAGGGATTCAATATCAAGTTCAGTTCCATCAATCTTCATGTCCACCGAAACCATGCGGCGGAGTTCATCAAATTTCATAGTGAAGTTATCCTGTCTGGTTTCCTAGATTCCTAATATCATACGAAGTATAGCCGAAAGATACGGTTGCTTCGATTGGGTTTATTGTACCAGCAGTTGTTGTCATTTCAATAGAAGATAGTGACTTTGGAAAGAGATCCTTGATCTCAACTTCAAAGTTTAGATTCATGGCACTATTCAGAGTCATTAGTGTGGCGTTTGAGTAGTGTGTATTGGTTTCTTTATACTCGTCATAATCATCAAACGTACTAAGAGATCTCATCCAATTGTAAATTTCAAGCCAGTTAGATAGGTCTTCATTTACGATGAATGTAATTTCAAAATCATCGACCACTGGAGCGCCTGCAACAGGTATAGACAGCATACCAATATTTGTTGGTCTGTCTAGAGCCTCCACTTGAATGCCTGGAATCGATACACTTTGACAAAAGTAACTAATGTGAGGAGACCGGAACAAATTGAATTTGAATCCCGGTTGCTGTAGATAGTTGATCTTTTCAGGGTACTTGTCTAGGTAGTTTCCCTGAGTAGAGCCTGACCTTGTTTCTGGAAGATACGACTCAATACCCGAACTGCGACTTCCCGTTTGCTTTGTATCAAATCTAGGATCAGTTCCACCGCCAGATGATGTAGGTTTGTTTGGACTGAACTGTCCGATACCACTTGGTTTACCAATAGGTTGAGGTGTAGGCATGTTTTTCTCCTTAGTATGTATAAGAGAAAACCCCCGAGCCTTTCTGGTCTCGGGGGTTTCCTGTCGGGCTAAGTCCGACTAATCTTTTATCCGTTAGGATCAGGCGGTGTTAGCACCAGCCTTGATACCGTGGAGGTTGTCCACACGGAAGATTCTGTAGTACACGTTGACACGCTCTTCAAGCGGAGTCTGACCGTTGTCAAACGAAGTGCTTGGGACTGTTGCACCCTTCGAGAAGGGGTTAGCAATCATACCGTAGCGAGTCTTGAACGCGATCTGTGGTTGATAGGTGCTGCTATCGACCGCTCTTGCCATTTGCAGTGGGACGTATGGGCAGTAGAACACACCAGCGTCATACTGCGACGATCCACGGTAACCTACGTTGATGTAGTTTACGGTAGCATATGGGTCGATGTAAACCTTGAGACGACCGTTGAGTGTACCAACGAAGGTGTTACCCGTGTCATCTACTTCAAGGTTTGCGAACGCAGGGGAGTGGTCAAGCATACCGCTCATGGAGAGGGCGGAAGCAACATCTGACGAGCAGATGATGAAGTTACCCTTACCACGACGAGTTTCCTTGGCGATCTGGTTGCACTCACGCTCGATTTGGAACATGAGACCACGGAACTTCTCAGCACTCCAACGACCAT